CCCGCTCGCCATACAGCGCTTACGCTCGTGGCACCCGCGCCTTCGTGCAGGACACCTATTCGTGTTTGGAATTTGGATACGAGGAAGCTGTAGATGATACAGTGACCCTTGACGTTGCGCGTTTTTTCGATGCCGAGGTCATCGCGGCCAAGCTCGCCAAGCGCAAACTCCTCCTCGCGCACGAGCTCCGCGTCGCTGCCAAAATCTTCGACTCCGGCACCTTCACGGCGACGAACAGCGGGACAGCATACACGACGGGGAACCTAGCTAGTTTCGATGTGGGCGCCGACGTGCAAGAGGCCATCGACCGTTTGCTCTCCAAGGGCGAATCGACGAGCAACCTCAAGGTTGTGATTCCATACCCAGTATGGACCCGCATCCGCGCCAGCACGAAATTCCAAAACCGCCTTCGCGGCACCGGTCTTTCGACTGACACGATCCTGAACGCCAGCACCCAAGCAGCCGCTGAAGTCTTCGGCGTCGCCGAGGTTCTGATCGGTCGCGCCAGCTACGACACGGCACCCGAAGGCGTGGCGTTCTCTGCCGGCAATGCGTGGGCCAATACCTACATCTGGGTGGGCTCGGTTACGCAGGCTTCGGCCGGCTACTTCGGCGGCGGCGCTGGATTCACCCTCAACTGGTCCGAGTATGGTCCAGCAATCGGCGTCTCGACCTACCGCGAGGAAGCGATCAAGTCGAACATCGTCCGCGCCTCGCAATACACCGCCGAGAAGGTGGTCAATGCAAACGCCGGGCAGTTGGTTACGACTCAGTATTCCTAATCTAAACTAGGTTTCGTAAACAGCCTCACGCTTCACGGCGTGGGGCTTTTTGTTTTGACCGGTTCGAGCGATCAGCAAGACCTGACGCACACCCAACGACGACCATGATACTTTCCCTCTGCGTAATCGCGGGCAACGAGGCGGCACAGATCGGCTCGATGCTCGACAGTTTCAACGGCGTGATTGACGAGGTCTCACTCGTGCGCGCCATCGGCTCGCAGGAACCGGACGCGACCGAGCAGATCGTTCGCGACTGGTGTTTGCAGAACAGCGTCGGATTTGTCTTCTCCGAATATCGGAACGGCGCGACGGCGCAGGCGTGGAAGCACGTCGATTCATTCGCCAAGGCGCGGAACCAATCGTTCGCGCAATCCTGCGGCGACTGGCTGATCTGGGCCGACTGCGACGATGTGATTGCCGACGCCGAGCGGCTGCGCTACCGGCTTTCGCAGCTATCGGACGACGTGCTTATGGTTCGTTGCCCGTATGACGTACGCGGCACCGGGAAGAAGCTGCACCGCGAGCGGATCGTGCGGCGCTCGGCGTTCTCGTCCGGTCGCATCTGGCACCATGACGTGCACGAGAATCTGCTTCTGCTACCGAACGACCGTCACTTCGACTGGGAGACGCCGGTCTGGCATCACCAGCCGATTGCGATCAAGCAGGACAATCGGAAGCGCAATCTCGCGATCCTCGGCCGCAGCGTTGCCGAGTCGGCGACTCAGTATTTTTATGTTCATCAAGAACACTACTGCGCCGGCAACAAAACCGCAGCCGAGCAGTTCGGGCGCATCGCGCTCAGCTTCCCGAACCTCGACGACAGCTTCCGCTACGAGGTGCAGCTCAACCTTGCGCGGCTCGTCGCTTCCCGGCGCGAGGCAATGGGTTTCGCGATGGGCGCTCACGGCGTATTCCCGTGGTGCCGCGAGGCCATCGCGTCGGTCATCCTGCTTGCGTTCGAACGCAACGACGGCAAGCGGGCGAGCTTCTGGGCGTCGCGGATGCTGACACTGCCAGAGCCTACCGAGCGGGACCGGCCGTGGACGCACGAGGTAAAGTGGTATGGCTGGGCCGGGCACGACCTCGCGGCGCGGGCTTTCCGTCTCGCGGGCCAACTCGACGACGCGGCGGCGATGCAGCTCGTCTTCCACAAGCACACCGCACCGAAGATCCGGCTCACGCAAAAGACTCTCGGCAACTCGACCAAGTCGGTTTCGTTCCGCGACGCGTGGCTCTCGACCGCGGCGCAGCCGGATCGCATCGAGCACCGCTTTCTCGTGCGCGCGGACGACGCCGAGACGATGGGCATGGCGAAGCAGTTCCTGCACGACGTGGGCGAGCCGAGAGACGCAGCCGAGCCGGGCACGATTTGCGTCGTGGCAGAGGACGGCATGGTGCCACCGCACGGCTGGGATGAGCGCGTGCTTGCGAGCGGCTGCACGCTGATCGACTCCGAGAACATCGAGGAAATCCTCGGCACAAAAAAGCCATGAGCGAGCAGCCGGCCATCGTCGTCTGCACCGTCAACGCGGCATGCCTTGAGGTCATGCTCGCGTCGATCAAAGCCTACGTGCCGGCCGAGGTCGAAAAGCACGTGCATTTCAAAGTCGGTGCGACGTTCGGCGAGGCTTACAACTTCGCGATGCGCGACGCCTTCACGCGGCACGAGGAAGTCATCATCTGCAACGACGATATCGTCTTCACGCCGGCGACGTGGCGCACGCTTCTGGCGGACGTTGCGATGCTCAAGGAGGCCGTCGGCGGGCTGGGCTATGTCGCAGCACGCTCGGACTACGCACGAGGCGCGCAGAACATCCGTTGCGGCGCCGGGCGCTTGGACTTCCTGCGGTTCGAGTCGGAGCGCAGCATCGTCGAGACGCCGGTCATCGCGCCGATTTGCGCGTGGATCCATCGGGACGCGTGGGTCGATTTCCCACCGATCAACTGGTTTTCCGACGACGTGCAATGCGCGGACATGAAGCGCCGGCACTTTGTCTCGCGCGCCTACGTGCACCACGTCGGCTCTCAGACCTGCGGACACGACGCGGCAAAGTGCATGGCCGACGCCGAGCCGTGGCTGCGGGAGAACCGTCCGGCGATGCACGCGCTGCACTTCGGGCGGGTTTGACGATTCTCGCAATAGTATGGCCGCCGTCCGAGACTTCGACCCTGCCCAGATCAACTCCGATTTCTCGGCGATTCTCGCGCAGGCCGGCATCTCGTTCACCTACCAAGGCAACTCAATCACCGGAGTCTGGTCATCCTCGCGCAACGCGTTCGCCGAGTTCGAGGACCAACGCCGTGACGATTCGCGGTTCACCGTGTTCCTGCTCACCACGAGCGTCAGCGCGGTGCCGCAGGTCACGCAGACACTTTCCCGTGCCGGCATTACCTATTTCATCGACCGCGTGATGCTCGACGCCGAGGGCGCGGGATGTGAACTCGAAGTTCAGAAATCGATATGATTGAGATCGAAGCCAGTTTTTCCCGGCTCGAATTTCAACTGGCGAAGCTAGCGGATGCGGCGAAAGTGGGTCTCGGTCTGGTCATCAAGGAGGAGGCGAAATACGCGATCCAAACCATCGTCAAATTCACTCCGCCAAAGAGCAAACAGCAGGGCGCAAACGCGGTGCGGGCGGACTTTTCCAGACTGGCCCAGCCGCTCGTTTACCAAGAATTGCAGGCCAAGGCGACTAAGGGCGGATTCTACGCATCGATGGCGCGTTACGTTCGAAAGCGGGAGGTCGAAAAGTTGCGCGCTTTGCTACGCAACCCGAAGCTCTCATACTATTACGGCATGCGACTTTTGGAAAACGAGGCCGCGTTGCAAAGTTATCATCGCGGCAGACAAAAAACAAACGCACGAGGGCGCATCACCGGTAAGCCGGACCATCTGGCGTTCGGTGCCGACTTCAAGAAATACCGAAACGAAATTGAGGGCCGCGTCGGATGGACCGTCTCGGGCTGGAACTCGTCGGCGAAAGTTGCCGGGGCGCGCTACAAGAAATTTAGCGACAAGCTCAAGCCGCAGGCGAGCGGGAACAAGCTGTTCGGCTCGGTGCAATCCAGCTTCGGTCCGCAGCCGTTCATAAAAGCGACGGCGCACAACGTGAAGATCCCAAACTACCAACGGATGATCGACGGCGCGATCAACTCGCGGATCAAAACGACCACGAAGAAAGTCGCCGCTGTTCTCGCCAACCGTGCCGTTAATCTCGGCTTCACCCGCGTCGGTGGCGCGATGCCAATCAAAACCGCAGCAGCATGAGCACCCGAACAAACATCCGCAACGCCACCGCCAACGCGCTCACGGGCGCGCTCGTCGTTCCGACGGCGAACATTCTGCGCGGGCGCAACAACACGATTGCCAGCGTCAGCTTCCCGTCTGCGGCCGTTTACGCGGTCAGCGAGCAGATCGAGGTCCGCACGCTCGGGCCGAGCAACCGGACGCAATACCGCCAGCTCCAGCTCGTCGTCGATTACTTCACGGTGGAAAGCGGCACCTACCTGATTGACGATCTTTTCGACACCGGCAGCGCGGCGGTCGAAGCGGCGGTGCTCGCGGACGTTACGCTCGGCGGGCAGTGTCAAGACCTGCATTTGACGAGTGTCGAATATACGATTGAGCCAGACGAAGACCGGCGCTTCGGCTCGGCTCGGCACACCTTTAACTGCATCTATTTTTCAACCGACTAAAACATCATGGCTACCAAACTCGGCCGCGAAGGCCTCATCAAATTATCCAGCACCACGATTGGGGAGCTGCGGAACTACGCTCTCACCCACTCGTCCGACACCGTCGAGGACTCGGTCCTCGGCGACACCTACCGCACCCGGCTCGCATCGATGAAGACCTTCTCGGTCTCGGGAGATCTTTACTGGGACGAGACCGACGCCGGCCAGCTGCTGATCACCATCGGAAGCTCGGTCACGCTCAACCTTTACCCAGAAGGCGCATCAACCGGCGACGTTTACTACTCGGGCGCGGCCATCGTCACCCAGTTCAACGTCTCGGCTTCGTTCGACGGCATCATCGAGGGCTCAATCGCCTTCGAGGGCAACGGACCGCTAAGCACGTTGACCGCTTAATCTCGCAGGAAAAACACACACAACACATGGACGCAATCGAACTAGTCAGAGAACATTTCGCATCACTCGGCACGCGCAAAATCGACGTGCCAGAGTGGAAGCTCGTCGTTTACGCATCGCCGGTAACGCTCTCGGAAAAAAACCGGCTCTACCGGCGCAGCAAGGAGAACGACATGGAGCTGCTGGTGGACATCCTAATCATGAAAGCTTGCGACGAGCACGGCGCGAAGCTGTTCACGATTGAGCACAAGCCGACCTTGCTGAACAAGGCCGACAGCAACGTCGTTGGCCGCGTGGCGAATTCCATTCTAGCGGATGACAGTCCGAAGGTGGATGACTTAAAAAACTAATCTACGGCGGGGAGGCAGCCGACTTCCTCGCCGTCTACGCGCTCGCGGATCGGCTCCACAAATTTGCCCACGAGGTGCTCGCGATGCCGGCCGAAGAATTGAACGGCTGGCTGGCTTACATCGAACACCAAAACCGGAAACTAAAACAACATGGCTGAAGCAACATTCACACTGCGGGCGGTCGATGCGACGAAGGCAGCGTTTGCGGGCGTGCAGAACAGTCTTTCGCGGCTAGAAAAAAGCACCGCCACGATCGCAAAACTTGGCAAAAACCTTCTGGGCGGAAGTGCAGTCGTCGCGACGATGACGATGCTAAAGGGCAAAATTGATCAGGTCGTCACGGCGAGCGAGGAAATGGGAATGAGTGACGAGCAAATTCTCGGCGCAATGCGGTTTCAGAACGTGATCGAAGTGACGCTGAACTACATCATGCAGATACCGGCTCTGCTTGCTCGCGCGGGATTTGCACTTGGTGAAATGGTTGGAATTTTGAGCAAGACAGATTTAGAGGAACAATTGAGAAAATTCAGGGAAGCGGCGGGTTCCAAAGAGCTCAAATCGCTCGGCGAAACGGTGCAGTCTCTCGGCAAAGATTTTGACAAAATTGGGCAATCTACTGGCGCTGCTTTTGATGAAGCCACCGCAGATGTGGTCAGGCTTGAAAACGCGATGGCGGCAGTGGCTACAAAAAACCCGCTTGAAAGAGCGAAGATAGAAGTGGAGCTGGCAAAGGCCTACAACGCCGAGCGGCAGATCGGTCTGGATTTATCGAAGCAACTTGCGGAAGCGGAAGCTGAGCTGAATAAGAGCAAGCCCAAGGGAGAAATCGCTGAAATCTCAAGGCCGGATAACCTGAGGGCACTTAATGAACTGCGAGGAATTCAAATTGAGCAGATGATTCAGATCGACAACGAGCTGATCAAAGCACGCGTGAATGGCGAAGCGATTGGAGTGATTGAGGAAAGAAAGCTGAAGCTGATAAAAGAACAGACGGACGTTAACCTAAAGCTGAACAAGATTCTCGCGGAAAACGACGCGATTTTTTTAAGCGCCGGCGACATGATCGCCCAAGGCTTCGAGGACGCAATCTTGAGCGGCGAGAAGCTGGGCGAGGTCGTTCGCTCGCTCGGCCGCGATTTGGTTCGGCTCGTGTTTCAGCAAATGGTTACTGCTCCGCTCGCAAAAGGTATTTCTGCCGCGCTCAAAATTCCATTCATGGCAATGGGCGGACCCGTAAGCAGCGGCTCGCCCTACGTAGTCGGCGAAAAAGGACCGGAGCTGTTCGTTCCGCACGCGTCGGGCACCATCGTTCCAAACAATAAGATGGGCAGCAGCGGTGGCGGTGGCAGCGGTGGCGTGACCGTGAATTACAACATCGCGGCCGGCGTCTCGCGCGCCGAACTCGTTCCGATCCTCGACCAAGAGCGCCGCCGGCTAAAGGCCGAGATCCCAGACATGGTTCGACGCGGCGGCGGATACCGTGCAGCCTTCGCCTGATCCTCATGGCCATCTCATACCCACTCACACCGCCGAGTCCGTTCAACCTCTCGCGGCTCTCGCTCACCGGCGTCTCTGCGACCTCGCGCAATACCTCGCCGTTCACGCTCCAGACGCAGCAATACAACTGGCCGGGGCAAGCGTGGCTCGGCTCGGTCGATTGCCCGCCGATGAAGCGGGCGGACGCGGAGGAGATCATCGCGTTTCTGCTCAAGGCGCAGCGCGGCACGTTCTATTTTCAAGACTACGCCAACCCGCTAAACCGGGGCGGCGTGACTGGGAATCTGGCCGTTGCAAGCGCAACCGCAAACGGCACGACGCTCGGCATCAGCGGCGCGAGCGGGCAATTCGCTGTCGGCGACTGGCTGCAAATCTCAACGAGCCTTTACAAAGTCGTGGAATCGACCTCGTCATCGAACGTGGACGTTTTTCCAGCTCTTCGCAAAAGCTACGCCGGCGGCACTTCGATCATCTACGGCAGGACCGGCAACGCAGATCGCGCCAAAGGCGTCTTCCGACTCGCGTCGCCGAGCACCGAGTGGGCCATCGGGGAGGCGAGCATCTACGGCGTCGGCTTCGCAATCATCGAGGACGTGGAATCATGAGCATTACCACCGCAGGCCGATCGCTCTCGGCCAACATGGTCACCGAGGTCAGCGCCTCGCAGCTCTCGCCGATCCTGCTCGCGTCGTTCTCGTTCTCGACGCCGGTCAGACTCTGGAGCGGTTACGGCACGATCACGGTCGGCAGCGTAACCTACCAAGGCATCGGCACGCTCGGC